TGGTGGAGCTTATGAGAAAAACGGCGAACTCCACAAGCACCGCCAACCGCGCAGCTATCCATCTTGATACTTGCATAGTTAGAGTATCGAAAAACTGGTTTGTTGTCGTTGGCACGTGCCAAAAATAGCAATTTCTGGTGTTTGCAAAACACCAGATGGGCGGCTTGCTGTAAGCCCGTCTAACGCCAGAAAGCGGGGCACCCCTTGTCAGGGTACCCCGCTTGAACACTAATAAGAAAGCTTCTGGCCGGGGTAGATCGTATAAGGTGCCCCAATGCCGTTCTTGCTTGCGATGGTGTGCCAGTCGATACCGAGCGAAGCGCCAATCTCGCTGAGCGTGTCTCCGCTCTTGACGGTGTAGACGCGCGCAGCGCCAACGCCCGCCCTCTGGTTGACGATTGCCTGAACCTCGCTGAAGCGGTCGCCCAGAACGTCGCTACGCGTCGGCACAACGCCGAACATTCCGCGCTCAACATCATCTGCGAGCTGAGAAGCGGAAGCGCCGTCAATGTAGTTGATGAGGTCTTGCACCTCTTGGTAACGGTCGCCGAGCTTTTCGCGGCGCTCATCGTCAACGCCATACTCGCCGCGCATGACCGCTGCTGCAAGGTCAAGCGTCGTGCCCTCCGGCGAAGGCTCGGCGACCTCTGCGGGCGGAACGTCGGGCGCTGCCGCGCCGGACGGGTTGGCAAACTTGCCCCACGCTTCGCGCGTCATATAGGCGATATCGAGATCAAGTGGCGCGTTGAAGCCATTGAGACGGCCATTCGACGTGTACTGGTGGATTGCGCAGCTACCCCAAGCGCCGAAGCCGCCATCGGGAAGCCACGGCGAAGACTGGTAGCCGGTGCGGTTGTTGTTAGCGTACTGCGCAACCCAGAGCGCGTGATTCGGCGCGATCTTCGACCAATCCTCTTCGGTGCAAACGCTACGGCTCATATAGACGATGCAGCGAACGCCGGTCTGATCGTAGACGTAATCGAGGAACTGCTTTGCCTTGTCGGTTCCGATGCGCCCATACATCTCATAATCGAGAACGGGAATGCCGTTGCCGAAGTAGTTACGGCAGCTTGCGACGAAGTGCTTAGCCTGAGCGATGGGGTCTTCTCCGTTCATGAAGTGATAGAAGCCCCAGAGCTTGCCGAGTTTGATAGCCTGCTGAATCCACGGGTCGCAGGTGTTGTGAACGATGGTGGTTCCCTCTGTCGCCTTGCAGATAACAAAATCGCAAGGCACCTGCGCGAGGTCAAGCCCGCGCTGGTAGTTAGAAATATCAATGCCGTTGAGTGCCATAGAAGCCCCCTCTGATGCAGTAGAAGTAATGAAAATCGACCTGCTCTAGCTCTTCGAGCGTGAAGGCGCGCGCTGAGTTCCCAGCGCTCGCCGGGTCGCGTATCCAGTAGCCGTCATCGTCGGCGCGCCAGATAAGCACGACGTGCCCGCCGTAGTCCCTATCGCCGAGCGTTCCGCTCATGCCAGCGAAGGCAAGCCACCCATCGGACACGTTTTGAAGGACGGGTGCGAGATCGTAAGAAATCGGCGTGCTCTCGATGCCGTATTCCGGGTAATGCTCGGCAATCCACGCGCAGAACTTGCCGGGGTCGTTAACGCCATCGGTAAGGCACGTGTCACCCACGAACGATGCGAGCGTGAGCGGCGTAATGTCCTGAAGCGTCATGTATTTGACAGCCATAGCGGCGCATGTAAGGCCGCAGCCGTGGTCGCCGATGGTGCCGCCCGCATATGGTATGTAGTCCCATTGCGGGTCGGTCTGAAGCCATATCGGCATGCTGTTACCCTCGGCAATCGGCCTATCGGCAACGATTGCTAGGCGGTCTTCCTCAGCGGCAGCGTAGCCCTCTTCGCGCGCTTCAGCGAGCGCGCCCGCGTCGCTCTCGATATGGCCAACGATGAGCCAGCCGCAGAAGAGCATTGACGCGAGCGCGCCGGAAAGCACGAGGGCGACAGCCTTTAGCCTACTCATCGCGCTTCGGCTCGGTGTAGGTGAGCGCTTGCGCGGAATCGCCAACGCCCGCCGTGGTCGGGTCGGTCACGATGCCAAGAATCGCGAGCACGGCGAAAAGCGCGTTGATGATCGCGGCCAACTGCTCGTTCAGAACTCCAAAGTCCCACTGGTAGCCGAACGGCGCGGCGACCACCTGCACGAGCAGCAGGACGGCGGGAATGAGAGTAAGCCAGAACGTCTTGTTCTTGATTCGTGCAGTGAAGTTAATCATTTCAGTTCTCCTTTTCATAGATGAGGTCTACGCGGTCGTAGATGTGATCGACCTTGTTTGCCATGTCGTGCGAGTGCTCGCGCGATTCCATGATTTCGTCGTGCAGCGCCGCCGTGGAAGCCCTGAGAGATTCCATAGCTGCTTGCAGCCCTTCCGAAATGTTGTTGCTTCGCTCCATCTGCGCAGCGATACGGCCTTCCATCTCCGAGCGCTCGCGGTCGCGCTGCGCGCGCTCGTTGAGTTCGTCTCGCTTGCGCTCTTCGCGCTTCAGCTCTAGCTCTGACTGTCGCTCCGCGTTTCGCTCTTCAAGCTCCGCCTTGCGCTCGTTGTTGCGCTGGTACTCGTTAAGCAACTGCTTTGCGAGGATTCCGAAGCCGATAGCGATAAGGAACGCGAAGAACCATTCGGCACCGAAGGCCGCTGCATGGTCTAAAACGCTCTCCGCCACGTCAGCCCTCCGTCACCTCTCGCCAGACGGTTTCGGTGCCGACAGCCCCCGGCTCCCAGACGTTGTTAGCAACGAGAGATTCCCATACCTTGCCGTTATGGCGCACGACAGCGCCCTTCGGGTAAGGGTTCTCGTTGCTCGGCGGCACCCATTCGAGAATGCTCGACGGGTCATCACCGCCGCTTGCGTACTCAACGACCTTCGCCCAAAGGCTAGGCGCTGCCGTGGGCGACCAATCGGGCTGCGACGTGTGCGCCTGAAGGCACGTGTAAAGCACGCCCTCGAAGCTCACGCGCTCGCCCTCGGCGTATGCGTGGCCGTCGCCGTCCCACGCCGCGAAAAGCGCGGGGCACTTCGCCGCCACATCGCTAGAGAGCGACGGCGCTTGACCGTCGAAAATGGCGATGATCGCGCGAAGCTTGCCCTCTTCCTCTTCGGTGAATGCCATGTGTTCCCCTTTCTTTCGCAACAAAAAAGCCCCCGCGAATGCGAGGGCTTCGATACCTTGCTATGTCGGCTTCCTCAGCCGAAAAGCTCCTTGTATAGCGCGTCCATGCGCTTTACCGTCTCGTGAGCGCAAAGGCGCTTCATGCTTCCGCGCCATGACTGGTAGGATTGGTTGACCTGCTCGACGGTCATAATCCCTTGGGCGACCAGCGCGGATTGCTTCTTCAGCTTTCGCCGCTGCCGCGTCACGGAGGAACGGCACGGGCGAACGACAACTTTTCCGCCCTCGCCATATGAAAACCTCTTCTTCAGGAACACGAAGCCGCGCGTCAGCTTCACAACGCGCGTCTTCTTGCGGTTGATGATGATTCCCAGATCGTCGCAGAGCGCTTCGATGCGCGAAAGAGCGTCCCAAAGCGTCTGCTTGTCAATGGCGATGCAATAGCTATCGTCCATGTATCGCCCGCTCGCCAAGATGCCCGGAAGGGATAGCATCAGATGGTCAACGGGCGACGGCAGGGCGACGGCTAGAATTTGGTTCGGCTCGCTGCCAAGACCCAAGCCGCGCGCGCCGTGAGCGTCTATCTGGTCGCTCATGACGCGCTTAACGCGCTCATCGTCAATGGCGCGGTCGATAAGGCGCTTGCAAGCGTCGTGGTCGATGTTTGCGAAGTAGTCCGCGAAATCGACCTGCAAGATGTAGCCTTCCGTGCCGTGCTTTCTGTGATGCTCGACAAGCTGGCGCTTCATCCGCCGAATCGCGTAGTCGGTGCCGCGCCCCTTGACGTTCGCGGTGCATCCCTCGGTGAGGGTAGGCCAGATCGCGGGCGCGAGGGCGTGACGGCTCAACGATTTCTGTATGACGCGCTCTGAGAAGTGGACAGAGCAGATGTGGCGAAGCTTGCCGCGCTCGAACAAGTCAAACTCTATGAAGCCGCGCCGGAAGTCTGCGCCCGTGAGAAGGTCGCGCCGCGCCCTCATGATGTTTGGAACGACGCGCGCCATGTAGCGCTGAACGCTCGATTTCCAGCGCACGCCAGCGGCAGCGCCGTTGGCTGCATCGTATAGGTTATCGAGATCGGCGACGGCTTCCAGCGTGCATCCCTCGATGCGCCTAGCCCGGTTCTCCGCGCGCTTGACATCGCGCCTTGCGCGCCGCGCAGCCCTGCGCTCTTCAGAGTTCATGAGGGCACCCCGCACGGCTCGCAATCGGCATCCAGCAGCCGCTTGACGGTTGACCATGAAACGCGGTCGAACGCCGAGAACCGCGCCATGCAAGCAGCGAACGGCAACCGTCGCGGGGTGCATATTTACGGGCTTGCGCCCGATGGTCGCCCCTTCCTTCCTCAAATGCACGGCGCGCGGCGCTTCCGGCCGCACGGTCTGGCAAGGCTTGGGAATCACGGCAGCGGGCGCACCCAGTCGTTCGTCGGGGCATTGTTGTTGGCATTGCCGTTGCTGTTGACATTGCACGCGCTAGACGAAGACCCGCCCATGACCGACCGCAGCCACCAATTGACGCGATGATTTCCAAGGGACAACGCGCGAACATTCTACCCCTTTCCAATGAGCTTCACGCCCGCGCGAGCGCCCTTTATGAGCTTTATATCGTTCTCGATGCTCTCTGAGATCTCTTCGAACTTAGCCACCTTGACGGGTAGCTTCATCGCCAGAAGGCATTGCAGGTCTTGGTAAAGCTGGTTTAGGTCTGCCAAGACAAGCGTCATGTAATGCTTGCGTTCCTCGACGTTCCGCTGTGTGTTCGGGTAGAAGGCATCAGCCTTCACGAGGTTGAACACCACGCTTCGCGCCGTCTCCGCCATGGGGACGGCGAAGATGAAGCGATAGGATTTGGGCACCGCGCCCGAAGTGACAAGCCGCGTCACTTCGTTTCGAATCGAAACCGCAGTGTTGAAATACTCGAACGTGCTTAGGTTGCGGTTCCGCACATATACGCCGCTCAATTTGCAACATCCCCCCCCCTCCGTGATTTTCAAAAAAATACTTCGCCCGCGCTTCGCGCGGGGAAGTATAGGCGCATGCGCAAGGCATGCGCCAGACCTGTACCATGTACGGCTGATTTTATCAGCCTAGGAGGAAGCACGGCAGCGGGCGCACCCAGCCGTACGTCGGGGCAATGTTGCTGGCAGTGCCGCTGCTGTAGACATAGCACGCGCTAGACGAAGACCCGCCCATGACCGACCGCAGCCACCACTCGACGCGACCGCCCACGATGCGGCTTGCGGTGTCCGTGAAGATGGGGAACTGCGAATCGAAGCCGACAGAGTAGCCATTGCTGCCCCATACCGGGCACCCGTAAACCTCCATCTCTGAGGGCGACCAAATCTTGCCCAAGTCCGCCCAGCTCCAACCGCTCGCTTCGGTGAGCTTGCCGGAAGAAGAATAGCGCTCTTCGAGAAGCACGCGCTGCGCGAGAATGGCGCTCTGAAGCGTGGACGGCAGAGCGGGCAAGAAATCGTTGATCTCCCAATCGTGGAGCTTCGAGCACAAGTAAGGGTGCTTTTCTTCGGCGGTGCCGTTGTTGTCGTTCGTCTCGCGCCACTGAAGGTATCTCGTGTTAGAAGCCTTGTCGCCCTTCACGGAGACTGGCGCTTTCGGCACCATGACGATATGGTGCCCCTTCGCGGTGTCGCCGCACTGGTAATACTGGTCGATAGCGCCGATGCGGTAGCGCACCGTCTGCGCGGGTACGTTAGCGCCCTCGAAAACGGGGACGTCGATGTAGTCGCCGATGCGAAGACCGGCGAAGTTGGCGTTTCGCGCGCGGTTGCGAAGCCACGTGTAAATGTCGGTGCTGCCGATCTCGTTAGCGAAGACCGAAGCGAGCGAGCGCCCCGCGTAAGCGTTGATGTTGTGCTGGCGGTCGTATTCCTCAGCGGTCGTTACGGCGTTTGCCGAGTTGCGCGCCGAAGTGTCCTTGATGTTCTTAGCCGAGCTGCCGACGTTGAGAACGGAAATGTCAGCCATGAAAGAACCTCCTTAGTTGAGTGTCGCCGTCTCGCCCGAAACGCTCGACTGAGAAAGCGTGATGCTCTCGCCAGATTGAGCCGTGACCCTGCTTGAAGGCACGTAGAGCGTTTCGCCGAGGTATAGGTAATCGTCTTGAAGCTCAGTAACCGCATGCGCAAGCGTCGCGTTCTCTTCGCGCAGCTCTTGCACCTCGTCATCTGACGGCGGTTCGATAGCCGCGATAGAGTTTGCGATGTTAAGCGCGTTCTGTGCAGCGGCGGTGGCATCCTCTGCCGCGCCGTTTGCCGTCGCAGCGGCGGCGTTCGCGCTCGCGGCAGCGGTGTTCGCCGCGCTCGCGGCGGCGTTGGCGCTTGCGGTCGCCTTGTCGGCGTTCTGCTTCGCCGTGTTTGCGGCTGATGCGGCGTTGTTCGCAGCCGTGGTCGCAGCGTCCGCGTTCTGCTTCGCCGTATTTGCGGCTGATGCGGCGGTGTTGGCGGCATCTGCCGCGTCGTTCGCGTTCTTCGCTGCGCTGTTGGCTGTGCTCGCAGCCGTGTTGGCCTTGCCAGCAGCGGTGTTCGCCGCACTCGCCGCACTGTTTGCGTTCTTTACCGCCGTCTCTCCACGGTCGATGAGGTCTTGAACGGCATCGTCCCAGTTCTGCGCGGGCTGCTGTCCGTCAAGAGCGCTTCGCAGGATTTCGATAGCGAAGCGCTCCGTTGAGTAGGTCGCACCGTTCTTTGTGATCGTGAAATAGGCTTCGTCGGTGTAGCCGGACACGCTGCATAGCCTCGATTCGTCAACCGTGATCGTGGCGGCGTTTCCGCTCACCGAGCACTGGCCGCGATAGTAGTTCCGCTTGTTCGGCAGCAGCACGACAAGCCATGCCGTAGCTCCGGAAAGCGAGAACTCAGCGCCGTTGTCGTAGATAAGCGCCTTGATTGTGGTTCCGCCATCGTCGCCCTGACCAACCTTGATGCAGGTTCCCGCGCCCTCCTTCGAGATATCGAGTTCAAGCGTCCGTGTGTTGCTCATCGCTCGCCGCCTTCCTCGCCGGTTCCGTAAGCGAGCGCGCGGAGGGCTTCGAGCGCTTCGGCGAAGCTCATAGCAGCTCGCGCCTTGCTAGACACGGGCTGCACGTCAGCGCTCGCGGCCAGAGCGTCGAACACATCGACAACAGCCTTCATGCGGTCATCGACGTACAAGGGCTGAACGAGCGTGAAGGGCTGATCGTCGTTGATTGGCTCCTTCACGTCTTCCGGCTGCACGACGGTTCGGTTTCCGTCTTCGTCAACTGCAATGAAAATCATTCCGTTGCTCGCGGCGCGGTTGATAAGCTCTTCGTCGTATTCGGTCACCATCGCTTCGCAGTTGCCTATCGGGTCGTGCAGCATGTGATAAAGGGTCTTGCTCATCGTTCCTCCTAGTCGAAGTTGCATACCGTGCAGAAGCCGTCTACAAAGTCGATGCTTCGCGTTGCGTTCCACCATGTAATCGTGTCGTCGCCGTTATCCTGAATCTTGCTGATGTAATGCAGCGTGCATTCTTGCGTGATCGCATGCGTTGTCGTGGTGCTCTCGCTGCTAGATGCAGCGGCGGAAATAAGCGGCGTGGTGATTCGGATATGCTGGTTTCCCGTCAACTGAAGACCGGTCGTTAGCTGCCCGGTGCTAACGTTTCGCATGTGCGCTGAGAAGTCGATAGTCCCGATCCGCGTTCCGTCTTCGTAGCCTTTAATCTCGCCACTGGCAAGACGAATGAGGTTTGAAGCAGAACCGCATTCGAACGTACCGTTAGCGTCGATATTGTTTGCCGTCATGTAGTTTGTCGTAAGCAAACCGGTGTTGAGGTTCCACGTGCTGCGACCGTATCTGTCGCTGATGATGCCCGTTTCAATGTAGGTAGCATTGATGTAGACTTTACCGCCGCTGAGATAGATTCCCTGCGTCTGCCCGTTGTTGGTCAGCTTGTTGAATATGTCGCGTTGCGTTTGAGCATCGACGGCTGAGCTTGCCGCATCGTCGGCGATTTTCTGAACGGTCTTGCCGCCAACCTCGGTGCTTGCGGAAAGCGAGAACTCGCCGTTGGTCAAGTCCCAGAAGTTGTTTCCCTTCTCGTCGGTCAGAAGACCGGCGCGCACGCGCTCGGCTCTCATGGTGCCCGTGTTGATCGCGTCGGCGCTCACCATAGCGCCTGTCAGGAAGGTTCGCCAGTCCCATTGACCGTCAGAAGTGAGGTTCGCGGCAAGTCGCATGCCCATACCGTTAATGTTGACAGCCCACATGCCCGAAGTCGCTTTGACCGGCAAGCCCGTTTCAGCGTCGATGGGTACATTGCTCCACATCGTGCCAAGTTCGAATGTCTCGACCTTGTAGGTTCCAACGGCGTTGAACTGAGCGTTTATCGCGGCCTGAAGCTGCTGAAGCCACGAAACCGACGTGCCCGCCGCAGCGTCATAGATTGCGTTCTGTTGGCTGTTGCTCTTTAACGCGTTGCTTACGCTCTGCCACATGTCGGCCATGCTGTCAGTAAGAGTGCCGAACGTAACGGTAGCGTCGCCGGTGAGCAAGTCGCGCTCAATCTGAGACACGCGGCCATGAAGGCGCACGCCCTCGGCAGAAAAGCCCTTGTCGATGATCGCAACGTCATCGCCCACGCCCACGCCCTCCCATGAGCGCCCGAATGCGTAAAGGTCGATAACCGAAGCGGTGTAGGTTACTTTCGGCTCCTTCACTTGCTCTAGGTAGTCTTTCGTTTCCTGCAAGAGCTGCGCCGCGTCCTCGCACTGCTCGTTGACGTATGACGCGACGGCGGGCAGAATGCCGCCCTCGCCGTCAGGGTGTCCCCAAACGGTAGTAGCTTCGGCATCCTCCACGTAATCTTTGCCGTTGTTAATGTCGCCGAAAGTGAGTCGGCGACCGTAACCGCCGCTCTCCGTCTCAACGCCCTTGCCGTATCCGTAGACGCGCGTTTTCGGGTTGTCGCTCGCAACGGAGCGCTTGACGGAAACGAGGTCTTTAGTCCACGTGAACCGCTTAGCGCTGCTCTGGTTTCCGCGCTTGGCGCGCACGCCCACGCGGCGGCTAACGATGCTCGCGCCGTCGTGGACGATAAGCGTTTCAAGCTCGCCGCCCCACGTCTCGATGATTCCGGCCAATCCCTCACGCACGCTCTCATGGTAGAAGGTGCGCGAAGCGCTGCCGCCCTGATCGCACGTGCCAACCTCCCAGCGCGTGTCTGCGAGGATTGACGCGAGGGCTACCGCAACGCTGCCGGAAGGCCGCTTATCGTCCAGCCAGTCATCCCACGTCTCGTTCACCGAGTTGATGCAGACGGCTTGCGTCTCAGGCGCGCCGTCATCGTCGTGTACCCTGTCGATGGTGTCAACGATGTGTTCGTGACACGTGCCCTGAAGGTCAATCCAAACTATGCGGTCGCCCTTCACGAGGTCTTCGGCGCACGTGATGCCCAGCTCGTCGGTTCCGTCCAGCGCGTCGGTGTGCGTTGCGGCGCTCACCGTGAGCCGCCCCAGATTGTCGCCCCAACGGCTGAAACGGGTGAAGCCTATGCGTCTAATTAAAGCCATCGTTCCACCCACTCTAGTACCGCCGTGCCGCTGGTGATGTTCAGGTGGCACCGCCCGTTGATTTCGAAGTAATCCGAATCAATCGTTACCGGCGCGGTCTGGTTGTTGACCGTCGCGTGCTCGGTCGCCATGTCAAGACGTATGGTGCTCGAAGACGTGAGCGGCGTGTTGACAGCCACGAACTCGCCGGTATCGACGTTCGTAATCCTCCACGTGCTGCCAGCGGCGGGCTTCGCCGTAACTTGCAGGTGAGCGGGGCGGTTGCCGCCAGCGTTGACGTAGACGTTGCCAGCCGAAACCTCCATGCGGCGCTTCTGTCCGTAATAGTCGGGGTCGCCGATATGGAAAGTCACGGTGGTTGTCGGGCAATCGTCCGTGATCTCGTCTAGGTCGGTGCTGCCGCTCACGATTGCGAGCAGGTAGCGCGTCGGGTCATCGGGAAGGTAGAGCGGCGCGGGTTCGTCAGTCCAGAGAGCCGCCGCGAGCTTGTGCCGCATCTCCGCGACCTCGCGGCGGTCTTCAGTCCTAAGCCAAATCTCAACGGGAAGGTCGTAGCCGCCACGGTAGGCACTCTTGAAGACCTCGCCATGCCGCCCCGGCACGCTCTCGAACGTCGCGTTGACGGTCGCCATGATGGGGCGGCGCACCTTGCAGTAAACCAGCTTCGATAGGTCGGTGCCGTTAAAGATGATTCGGTCGTGCTGGTTCCTAGTCCGTCTAAGTTGCAACTGGCACCCCCCTTTGCTTCAGCTTGCTTGCGATGCCAGCGCCGATCTGCTGGCCTGTCTCGTATGCGTCCACGCCGTCGGCGACCGTGGCGTAAACCGTCACGGCGACGTTAACGGGCTGGCTCGGCGCGTCGGCAAATCGCGAGAAGGCGCGGTTTACCGATGTTTCGATGAAGCCTTGCAACTGCTTCTCAGGCGCGATGAACTCGCCGCCCGCTTCGCCAACGCCGACGATTGAAGGCTCATCGAAGTAGCCGCCGCGCGCGTACCAACTGATGCTCACGCTCGGTAGTGAAATCGGGCCAAACTCGTTCCAGCTCACGTTGAAGTGCGGAAGCTTTGGCTTCGGAATGCTTATCTTGATTCCGCCGAAGGCGTTCATGATCTTCTGCGGAATGCTCGAAATCGCGTTCCATGCGCTTTCGATAGGGTTCTCTATGAAGCCCCGAATGCTGTTGAACACGCCTTGCACCTTCGAGCCAAGGCCGGGGAATCCCAGCTTGTCGCCGATTCGGTCTGCGATGCTAACCGCCGTGCTCTCGGCAGCGTCAAGTTTCGAGCCGATGTTGTCTTTAATCGCGTTGAAGGCGTTTGCCGCTTGGCTCTTCGCAGTCTCCCAGTCGCCGTTCATTGCGGCTTGCAGAGCGCCAGCCGCCGAGCTGCCAACGGTCTTCGCGGTGTTCATGTCGTTCTGAACCGTGGAAGCGATTTGCCCGAAGGCCGAATCGGTGTTGCCGGTTAGATTGTTCCACCAGCTAGACACGGTATCGACCGCGCCCTGTGCGAGGTTCCCGACGTTGGTTTTAAGATCGTTCCAAGCGTTCGAAGCGCCGGTTTTGATGTTCTCCCAAGTGTCGGAAGCGCCTTGCTTCAACTGCTCCCACTTCTCGCCAACGCCGGTGCAGAAATCCGAAACGCCGGTGCTGACCTGCTCCCAGATTCCGCCCCAGAACTCAGGCACGCCAGCGAAGAAATCCTGCACGGCTTGCCACTTCTCCGAAATCCAGCCGGTGAAGTCAGACCACATCTGCTTGCCAGTCTCGGTCTGCGTGAAGAACCACGTAAGGCCAGCGACGGCGGCTGACACGGCGGCAACGCCAAGGCCGATAGGATGCGCGGCGATAAGACCGGTAAAGCCCGTCCAACCGCTAGAAAGCGTGCCGGTGAGCATGCTTCCCAGACCGCCCGCCTTGGTGACGATGTTTGAGAAGCCGGTTCCGATCTTGCTTAGAAAGCCCGTGTCTCCCATAAGCTTCTTAGCGCTGCCCCAAAGCTCGCCAGCGGTCTTGAAGGCGCTTCCCACGCCCTCTGCGGCTTCCATCGTCTTACCAATGGCGGTTGTCACGCCGCCGAAGGCGACCGCGCCGAGCGCGAGGTTGTTAACAAGCGTTTGCTGCTCTGGCGTTAGGCTCTTGTACCAGCCCGTTACGGCTTCGAGCGCGGGCGCGAGCGTGTTAAGAAGGCTCGTCCCGATCTCGGTTACGGCGGTCTTGACTGGCATTGCCGCTTCGCCGAGTTCCTGCATGCTCTGGTTCATCTCGTTCTGCGCGTCGCGCGAAGCGAGAAGGTCTTTGTTCGTCTCTTGGTACTGCCGTCCCGCATCCGCGTAAAGCCCGGTAAGCGTCTCGGTGATGAGCTGCGACCGCTCCTGCTCGCTTCCGCACGCGGCAAGAGCAGCGTTAAAAGCGTCTTCTTTTGTCTGACCCTCGGCGACCGCCTGATTGAAAGCGGCCTGAGCCGAAGAGTGGCCGGACAGCGCGGCGCTCCACTGCTCGGCTGATGCCGTAGACCAGTTGAGAGCGTCGGCAAGACCGCCCGTGACGGTTCCGGTGTGCGCCGTCTCCTGCGCCGCTTCCGCCAAGTTCTGAAGCGGCAGCGCGTCGCCGAACGTCGCGTAAGCTCCAGCGGCAATGTTCGTCCACTGCTGCAATTCCTGCTCGTTGGTTGTCAGGCGCGCTAGGTTCTGGCTCGCTTCCGTGGCAGACGAAGAATCGCCAAGGATGCGGTAGAAGCTCGCATAGGTCGAAGATGCTTGCTCAGCGGTTCCGCCAGCGCTCACCCATGCCGTTTCGAGCTGTCCGCTCTGCTGTATCGCTTCCTCTTGGCTCGATGCAAGGCCGGTAAGCGCGCCAGCCGCGCCGATGATGCCGCCAGACAATGCCGTTCCCGCGCTCGAAACCTTAGACCCGGCGTTTGAAAGCTTGTCGGCGTTGTCCTCGATGGTCTGACCAACCTTGTAAAGCGCTGTGCGCGATGCGTCCGCTTCGCGCGCCGTGTCCGCAAGCTCGCTGCCGTAGCTGTCAAGCTGGCGCTCGCACTGCATGATTGCGCGCTTCAGGCTGTCGTACTGCCGTTCTTCCTGAGCGGTGAGTTGCGCGCCGCTCTGCTTCTTGCTCTCCAGCTGCGCGAGCGCTTGCTTGTAAGCGTCAAGCTTCTGCTTCGTCTCGCCGTAGGCAGAGTTGAGCGCCTTTACCTTCTGCTCTAACAGCTCGGTGTTTCCGGGGTCGAACTTCAGCGCTTTGTTGATATCGCGCAAGTCGCTTTGGGTGTCGCGCGATGCCTGCTGAACCTTCTTCAGGGCGCTTTGAAGCTCGGTCGTGTCTCCGCCGAACTTGATAACAAGCCCCTTGTAAGTGACCGCCACGTAATCACCCCTCTTCGGTTGTCAAAGTCCCATGAGTGCTTGAAGCAACGCGCCCTCGCGGGTGCGTTGCCGTCAAGAACTCACTTCATGTCACGTCATGACCAGAACGCGGCTTCGGCCTTGCGCGCCTTCTCGTCTTCGTCGTAGTGCGCCGCAGCGTCGGCGTAGAACGCGTTGATCTCCAACAGGTCTTGCACCTGCCGGTAGCTCATCATCTGAAGGTCTGAAAGCGTCAGGCCGCATTGCTGGCAGTTGTAGATGTATCGCGCGTCGCACGCGTCTTGCAGGTTACTTGGAAGCGGCGGCGCTGGCCTTTTCGGCTTCCTCGGCTTCCACTGCATCTTGCGCGGCGCTTGGAAAAAAGTTGTCCATCACAATACGCATCACGTCGGTAGCCCAACCGTCCTTGCGCTCCAAGTCGTAGCCATCGGCGGGGAAGGACGAAACCCACTCATCGAACTTCTCATCGAACTGAGGGTTTGCCGTCTTGATGCACGCGTAGAAGATTTCGAGAAGCGGCACGAGCGGTGGGAATCCGAACTTGTCAAAGTTCTCCAAGATCGCGCCGGTATCCTCGTTAATGTCCTTCGGTCGCATGGTGCCGTTGGGCTTCACGACATTGAAGCAGCGGGAAAAGGCAATCGGAGTGAATGCGTTGAAGGTCGCTTCGAACTCCTTTTCGCCAACCTTGATAAGCATTCGCAACCTCCTACGCGGCCGGGGTCTTGTGCGCAAGCTCGATATCGACCGCATCAAAGAAGGTGTCGTAATCGGCAAGGCCGGTGAAGCTGTCATAGCCGCTCGTGCGAATGTCGGTGCTCGGGATGGTGACGGGTCGCCACGTGAACGGGTAATCGAGCTGCGTAATCTCCGGCGTATCCTGAATGGTGTTAAGCTCCTGCGTCGGCTTCGAGAGCTGGCACATGAGAAGGCAGCGGCGGCGACCGAGCACGTGCCCCGGCTGCTCGCACATGAAGGCGAACTTTTTAGGCGTTCGGTCTGCGCTCAGGATGGTTCGCCCGTCCTGCGCGATCTCGTAGCCCACGAGGTCTGCGATGAGCTGGCGAAGCTCGGCCGTCCCCTCGGTGTCGTAGAAGCTCATGGTGCCGCTTCCGCCGTTGTCCTGCTGCTTGTCAAGCCAAACCTCGTTGTCGGCGTAGCTAGAAGCCGTCTCAACGGTCGGCTCCATGCTGATAGCGACGGTGCCCGCGACGTGCACGGGGTCTTCGTAGGTAAGCGCGTCTTCGTCGGTGCAGATCGCGAAATGCGAGTTCTTCACGCCGAAGAATCCGTTTCGTGCCATTTGTTTTCTCCTAACTCTCGGCGACGTTCACGGTGAACGCCGCTTCGGTAAGCTCTTCTGAATCAATGTTCGTGATGCTCAACGTGAACGGGCACTCTGCGGCTTCGAGCGCATCGCGTATGCGTTTCTCGGTCGCGTAGTCGCGGTGCCGCGTGTAGAGCGCGATATCGTAGGGCATCCACGAAAGGTAGGTGCCGTTGTCCGCGTAGGCCGCTTCGTTGTAGCCCGCGACAAGGCAGATGAAGGGCGGTGCCGGTTCCTCACCGTCAGCGAAGCGCTGGTTAGCCCACGGGATGCCGAGCGAATCGAGAACGCCGCAGAGCGCCTTTAGCTCAATCATCGTCCGTCGCCCCCCATCTCCGCGAACTCTCGCGCCACTTGGTCTGCAACCTTCCTGATAACGCCGTCGCCGGGAACGGTGCCGTAATCCTCGCCAGTCTGGTTCGTGATCTGGTGGCCGTTCTCCAACAGGTGCGTTAGCTGGTATCGCCGGTTGTGCACGGTGCATTCGGTGCCCGTCTCATCGGTCTTAACGTCGGCCTTCCAGCCCTTCTTGTAAGCACCGGTGCGCACCTTGCTTTCTTGCTTCAACAGCTTCACGGCGCGCCTTCCGGCTTCGCCCGCGTTCTCAGCGAGCGCGGAAACGTTGTCTTCCACGCACTCTTTCATGCAGCTGCTTATGAACCGCTCGATGCTCTGCTCAGCCACGGTCGCCCACCACCTCAGCGAGCGTCAGGCGCACGAAGTCGGGGCTTGACCTGTCAACGCGCGCGACCGTGAGCCGCGCGCCGTCGAACTCGACTAGCCGCTCACCTTCGTATGCGCTCTTGCGAATCTGCAATACGGCTTCGGGGTGTACGCCAGCGGCAGCGGCGGCGTAATAGGCCGCGTCGCCCATAGAGAAGACGTTGCAGAACACCTTGCGCTTTGTTTCCTCCGTCTGCTGCACGCCGTATTCGTCCTTCTTGACGGTCTTAGCGATGAGCTGGCACGTGCCAGCCCACATACTCATTTCGCGCCCCCGAACTCCGAGCTGCCGCGCATCATGGTTAGCAAATCGTCGAAGCTCTGAGTAAGGCGGTCGGCATCGGGGTTGTCCATGCCGAAGTTCGCCTTGCAGTAGACCTTCACCGCGAGCCGAACCGTGCTGTTCGAATCGTCGGCGGCTACGGTATCGGCAACGCCGCCCGCGCGCATCGCGGCGCGGGCGGCTTCGATGAGGTCTTCGATCTCAGCGTCAAAGTCGGTGCAGTCGGCGGGAATCCTCAGCGCTTCGCGGCACGCGTCAAGCAGCTTCGGCTTCTCTGCCATGCGGCACCTCCTAAGCCTTGACGGCGGTGCCGATGGTGAGCTGAACGAAGCCCTCCGGGACGGCAAGGCCGCCGTCATAGAGCATGTAGCCGTCAATGGCCGTGTTCCAGCTGCCGTCGGTGAGCTTGACCGCCTCGACGGTGGGTCCATCAAACAGGTTGCCACGGAACAGGTCGGGGTAGCCGATCATGATAACGCCATCGGCCAGCCCCTCTTCGCGCTTGACGATGCTTCCGAAGATTCGACCCTCAACGGTCGGGTCTTCGTCCTTCTCGTTGACGAAGTAGGCGCGCTTGTTCGCGTCCTCGACGGCGGCAATATGGTTCCAGATGGTCTGCTGGTTGGCGTAGACGCGCGCGCCCTTGGGCGTGGGGTTGCCAAAGGTCTTCAGAAGGCCAAAAGACTTCAGGAAGTCGGCCTTGGCAAGCGTTCCTGCGGTCGCGCAGCTAATCTTGTTGTCGGAAGCCATGCCCAGCGTTCCGTCAACAAGGCGGGCAAGCACGATGCCGTTTGCGGCTACGCCGCAACGGGCGCTGACCTCGCGGGTGATGTAGTTTCGGAAGCTGTCGATGCTCTGAATCATCATCTTGCGAGACAGCGTGACGCGCTTCTTGATCTCGTCGCCCGTAAGGGTGATGCGGTCAAAAGTGTTCTTCTCATCGTCGGTGGGCGCTACGCCCTCATCAGTCTTCGCGGCATCGCCCTTGTCGATGCTCTTATGGCGGATAAGCTCATACTGGTTGCGCATCGTGTCGCGGGTAACATCGCTGAAAATGGCGGTGCTGTTGTCGATAAGAGCGATGATCTCGTTCTTCAGCTCGACGGGCACCACCTCATCGGTGTTCGCCGTGGTGACGGTGTAGGCGGCGCGCTGCTCAATATGCGCGAGCGCGGAGCGCTCGGCATCCGTAAGCTCGTTGCCCTCGGTCAGGCGAACGCCCATCTGAGACGCAAGGCGCTTCAGGAAGCCGCGCGTCTCGGCGGCGCGGTAGTCGGTAACGTCGCGCACGTCGGCTACGCTGCCGCGCGCGGTCGCGGAGCTTCCCAGCGGCACGGTATCAACCTGCCGTGCGGCACCGCTCGCAATGGCGGAGCGGGCGGCTGCGACGGCGGCGGCGCGCGTCTCGCGGTTCTTCTCGGCTGCTGCGTTGCGCTTCTCGATCTCGGCGGTAAGCTGGCTCATGCGCTCTGCGTCCTGCTCGGTAGGCTCCTGCGCGGTGCCGTCCTCTGCGGGCGCGTCGTACTTCTCGACAAGCTCCTTCAGCTCGTCCACAAGCTCCTGCGTGGTCTTGTTCTCGTCTCCCATTTTCTAAACCTTCCTACTCTCGGCGATTGCCAGTGTCGCGCGGGCTTTTGCCAGCGCGTACTTACGGCGCGCAAGCTCCTTGCGCGACTGCTCAATCACTCCGTTGAGCAGGTTTCTTGCTGAAATCTCGGTGTTGGGGTCTGCCGGAAGGCTGACGGCTGAAACGTCGTAAACCTTCTTGACCCTCGTAATGGTCGTGGTCTTGCTGTCCCGGTCGTACTCGTCAGCTCCCACGCTGAACGCCCACGACATGCGGGTTACAAGGCCGTTGGAAATCTCTTCGTAAAGGTCGCGCGCAGCCTGAGAGCCGCTAAGGTCTGCGGCGATGAAAAGGCCGTGCGCGTCAGGCTCGATAACGAGCGTCCCGTTGCTCATGCGGGCAAGAACTTTGCCCTCGTGGTCGTACTGCATGATAACGTCGCTCATGTCGGCATCTTTGAACGCGTCGGGGCTGATGATCTCGCGGTATTCGTTGCCGTCCCAGTCCTCAAAGAGCACGTAGGGGTCGTTGAATGTCGAAGCGTAGCCCTCAACGTAGAACTCAGTATCGAATCGCTTATTGTCGCCATCGCCAGCGGCGGGCGCGAGCGGCGAAGACAGAATGCGGTATTGCCGCTCACTTGGTTTTGCTGGCATCGTCTACCTCCTTTTTGCCGTCTCCAACGCCGCTGCTCGCGTCGATAGCGGCGATGTTCGCGTTTGTCTGCGCCGGTTGCGCGGCCTGTTCCGACGTGTGTTCGCTGATGAGTGCAAGGTCGATGTACTCGCCGCGTATGACGTGGCGCTCGCCGCCCTCGTAGTGCGCGGATTGGAACACGTCGGCAACCTGATTGCCGTTCCAGATGCCACGGTCGAACAGCGCGACGGCGACGTTAAGCTTCGTCGTGTTGCTGGCGAACTCTAGGCGGTTTGCGGAGAACATGACCGAATTGCCGTGCGCTATCTCGTTCGCGGTGTAGGTCATTGACGTGACCACGAATCCGAGCTGCACGGCGAACGGCTCGATTCGTCCCTCATAGAAGCTGTTGAAGGTGTCTTCGTCGGCCTTGTTCATCACTATGTCTTCGTTCGAGCCGAAGAACCTATATGCGCTCTTCTCGATGCGCTCCATCTGCGCGGCATCGACCGTGTAGCTCTGTGGCGTGACCTGCTCAACGTCAGAAAAAATCTTGTCGTAAACGGCTATTCCGCCCGCGTTGTCGGCGGAGAGCTGAGCGTTGAACTCCTTGCGCGCCTTGTCTCTGTCGCCATCGTTGCGGTTCTGACTGAGCTTGCCGATGAATCGGATTGCCGCGCCCTGCTTGATAGCCGCTTGCTCGGCTTCGTTCTGCGCGTGCATAAGCTCTAGCGTCGGCTGAAGAACGTTAGTCCCGTCGCCGAACAGATCGCTACGGTACTGGTGCCGCGTCATAACCCCAACTCGCGACCACTCAACAAGCGTTTCTTCGCCCGTTGGGAACGTGAGCATGAGCCATAGCGAGCCGCCAACGTCGTAGGCGGTGCATTGTCCAGGCAGAATCGGGTAATACCCGGTGATGGTAGAACCATCGTCTGACAGCATGGGAACGATGAGCGCCGTATCGTTCACCTGAAGCATCGTCCAAACGCGCTTGATGAACTGCGGCGTTGTCATCCACGGGTTAGGCTGCTGCGCGAGCGCTCGGGCTGCTACCGGCTGAGCAGAGCCGGAAACCTCCGGCTTCAGCTTGCTTGCGTGGTCTGCGCCGCTCTCGATGATGCTTCGCGTAAGCTCTGCTTCGTAAAGCCCGCCCTGCCACGTCGTGAACGACGGGGCATAGGCCGTGAACGTGGAGAAATAGCCGTTTACCGCTTGCATCTGCGGACGGTGGAACACCGCATCGAAGAGCGAGCGCAGAAACGGTTGTGATCTGCTCAACTCTAACCTCCTATCATCGCGCGGTAATCGTCCGCAATGTTCTTCATCGCAATGAACGCGTCGCACTCAGCAGCCCACGCGTCTATGCGGTTGCGCGGGTCTTGGTTCTTCTTGTCCGGCTGAATGTTTCCGTTCACGTCGGTTCGAATGGCTACGTTCGAGCGGCACCATTCGGCAATCGGGTTGGCGTTGTCCACGATGCGCCCTTCCTTGTAGAGCGCTCGAAGCTCCTTCATCGGCATTGACAGCGTTTGCGCGCCCTGAATGACCTTTTGCAGGTTGTCAGCGCCGAAATAGTCTTCGTATGCTTCCACGGTCGGCACGTCGCGCATGTGCCACGGGTCGTAGCCGCAAGAGACGGCATAGATGCCGTACTTGTCCTGAACCTCGGCCACCCAATCCAGAACGTCACGCTTGTCCATGATGGGCGTTTCGCACGTCCGCATAAGCCCGCGCGCAATCCACGCGTCGTAGGGCACGCCGTCGCGCCCTCCGCGCCGCCCCTCCTTCTCCGCTTGCTCCAACGCGCGCTTCGGAATCCACGCCATGTGCAGCGCGTAGAAGTTCGGATCGTTAGGCCGCTGCATGAGAAGGCAAGCGGCGGTAAGGTCGGTCGTGTCCGCAGCGTCAACGCCGAGCACGGCATACGTAAACGTTCCGTCGCCGGGGTCGAAAGTGGCTTCGTTGTGAATCTCAGACCACGTAAGCCACGCCTGAGACTGGTTTTCAATGAGGTTGAAGTCCTTAACTAGCAGGGTGGGAAGGTATGTCGCATCGTCCTTCGCCTTAGAAACGTTCTGGCGAAGCGCCGAAAGCGATTTGATGGTGCCAAGGCCGGGGTTGGCCTTGACCCAAGCGCCTTCGTCCTGCCATTCCTCGCGCTCGTCAAGCTCGAAGATGAACGCGATGAAGCGCTCTGCCTTCTCGCCGGTCGCCTTGCCGTCAAGCCATTTGGTCGCGTACTCGTATTGGGCATCGAAGATGCCGTTTCGCACGAACCCGTTAGTCGTAATCTCCAACACGAGCGGCTGACGGCGCGCGGACGTTCCCTGCATCGTAAGGTCGTAAAGGTCGCGGTTCTTCATCGCGGCCAGCTCGTCAACGATAGCGCCGGAAATGTCCAGACCGTCTAGGTGGTTCGTGTTGGCGCTCAGCGCCTTGATGGTGCCCATGTTCAGATCGCAGTAAAGGTCTGACACGCGCTTTCTGATGTGCCTAGCAAGCGCAGGGCTTGTGAGCACCATGCGCCACGCGTTGTTGAATCCCTTTGCCGCCTGATCGTGTGCGGTGGCGACGTTGTAGACCTCCGGCGCGCCCTCATCGTCGTTCACGAGCAAGTCAAGCTCTATCGCAGACGCAAGCGCGGTCTTGCCGTTCTTGCGCCCCATAATCCAGAGCACTTCGCGGTACTGACGCACGCCCTCGGCATCAACGAAGCCGAAAACAACCGACAGAATGGCGCGTTGGAATAGCTCTAGCTTGAAGTCGTGCCCCAAGCGCCCGGACGGTAGGCGGCAGAAGCTTTCGATGAACCGAACGTGCTTCTGCGCGAACTCTTCGCGGTAGTGGTACGGATAGAGCGGGTCGGTGTTGTCCATGTCGCGCAGGACATGAGCGGCAACCTGCTTCATCTTCTCGCACGCTATGATCTCGCCGCTCAGTATGCCGCCGAAGTATTCGCGTATCGCGCGCTCGCACGAGCCGCCCTTAGACTTCGCCCTAGCCGTACCGCGTTTCATTGATGAAGTCAATGAGCGCGTCGGCAGCGGCGGTGCCGTTCGGCATCATGTCGGTAAGCTGCTTCACGCCGCGCGAAAACGTAGTGAACAGCTTGTTGTAAGCGCTGAAGCCGGGATGCTCGCGCAGCCCGGTTTGCCCTCCGCCGTTGTCGTACGCGGTGAAGATGTCTTCGTAGAGCAGATCGGCGCGGGCATCGTCAAGCTTGACCTTCAGAAAAGCGAGGTTCGCAAGCAGCGGCATGACGGTTTTTCGCTTCTCGTCGGGGATAGCGCCCTTGGTGATCTCGCGCAGCTTTCGAAGCTCGCTCTCTACGCGCTTCTCCTTGGCAACTCGCCGCTTCGGCGGGCTATTCCCCGCGACTGCGGGCGAAACTTTCGAAGTATTGCCTACTTTTGCCGTCATCGCAAGACCACCCCCTTTCGAAAATCCGTCACGCGCAAGAAATTACCTCCCGGCGTTGGTGCCCTAGGCACCACCCGTGTTTTGCAGACCGGGGGGATTGTCTCGCGGGTTTACCTGCGGTTTTGCGTCCGCTTTCTCGCGGTCGCTCTGTGTTGTGTTGCGTTTCTGAATCAATCGCCAAGCGATATCAAATTGCCGTCGCTATCGAAGGCCAGCCCTTGCCGTGTCGAACCCTGCCTTATCCAGCCATGCACCTTCTTATGGCATCTGTCGCATAGGCTAACAAGATTGCTTGGGTCGGTCGCAATGCTTGGGTCGCTGATGTTCGCTGGCGTTAGCTCGATGATGTGATGCACCATGACAGCGGGCGTGATCTCTCCTTGCTGCAAGCAGTGCTGGCATAGGTGAGCGTCACGCGTCAATGCCGCGTCTCTGGCGTGTTCCCAGTCGGCGGATGAGTAGAAGGCGCGCGAGAAGTCCTTAGCAATGGCGCACCCCCCCCTGAGATATGGCGGAGCGTGCAGGATTCGAACCTACGGGCGACAGCGCGCCACACGGTTAGCAACCGTGCGCAATAAGCCACTCTGCCAACGCTCCAAACAAAAAGGCCACGAGCGCAATTGCCCGTGGCCTTACTACCTAATCCACCGTACCTAACTTTAGCATAAGTAGGGAACTGAAGGGAACACCCAATTTTCAGGCGTTCTTGATGTGCGCCCAACCTACACGGTCGATGAACTCAAACCCAACTTCGCAGAGCTTGCGGCACCACTTCTGCGAACACTGCATGATCTCTGCAATCTCGCCCCATGTCTCGGCTTGACAGTAGTACATGCAGATTGCGTCGGCGTAGTGCGCGCCCTTCAGCTTAGCCAAGCCGCCGCGCCCGTCCGCACCGTAGAGCACTTCGCACGCTTCGTCTAGCGTGCCCTCGGCATCGGCGATGCGCTGCCTAAGCTTGCCCTCAAAGTCAATGCGCTGAGATACGGATTCCATCGGGTCGGTAACGTCTCCGCCACCGCCGCCCGTCTGGTAGCTCTGAGCCTTCGCCCCCTCGCGCGCCTTCATGCGTTCGAGCATTTCCCGCGCCTTGTCGGTCTTCACCACCTCGGCGCGGATGCCCTCGAAATACTCCTTTGCCCTCACATGCCGTCACCGCCAGATCGCGCACGCTTGCGCTCTTCGCGCCAAAGCTTGAAGGCTTCCCATAGCCCGAGCTTCGCAAGGTCTGTGCTCGGCGGCTGAGCCTTTACCAGCGCCACACCGTCAATAGAGGCAGACACAACCTCAGCGCCGATAAGATACTCAACCACAAGCCCCAGCTCATCGACAAGCACACGTTCACAACGCATGAGCGAGCCTTTTAGCGGCATGCCCGATAACGACAGGACGGGTGGAATCTGAACGTTCATCCTACGCGCCATAAGCTCGATGTTCTCGGCCATTCCGCGCGTTGCGGTCAGGATTGGATAGCCAGTCTCGTTCGACATTGCGATAAGGCACGTAGTCTTGCCCGTCTGCCTTCCACCGATGATTGCCAGCATTCCAACCACCTACTCAACGCCAGTGCTGCCGAAGCCGCCCGCGCCGCGCTCGGTGTCGCTCAGCTCATCGACCGGCACAAGCTCGCACGGCACGTAAGGCATCACGACAAGCTGGCAGACGCGCGTTCCCGCTTCGAGCGTAACCGTCTCGTAGCTCTGATTGATGAGAGCCGCGCAGACCTCGCCGCGATATCCGCTGTCGATAACGCCAACGCTGTTCGAAAGCGTGATGCCCTGCTTTGCGGCAAGGCCGCTGCGCGGGAACACCAGCCCCACGCAGCCGCTAGGAATCTCGACGGCAAGACCGCAGCCGACAACGCACTTCTGCATCGGTTCGAGTGTGACAGTCTCGGTGATTCGAAGGTCAAGCCCAGCGTCGCCATCATGGGCATATGTCGGCATGTCGATACCCTCGGCGACCTTCTTAGCCCGCATCTTGCGACCGATCATGTTAGTTCTCCTTCCGCGCGTGGCGCTTAACGAGCGTGCAGTTACAAGCGGCAACCCAGAAACCGCCCTTTTTCTTTCCGGGCGTGCGCAACACAACTTTCTGCTTGTGGCTCATCGCCACGACCTGAAGCAGCGTGCCGCGATAGGAAACGAGGTCATCGAGAGCGATAAGCGAACCTGCGGAATCGACGGGCTGAGTGTCGAACAGCTCCACCCATAGCGGCTTGCTCTCATCGGTAGCCGCCGCACTCGGCTTCGCCTTCCTCTTCAAGAAATCGAACATCGGTAAACCTCCTAAAACGGTATGTCATCGTCGTAAATGTCGGGCGCTGCCGGTTGCGCTGGTGCAACGGGCGACGGGTCGCCGGTAGCCATCGCAAGACCGGGCGCGGCTGCGTTAGCCGGTGCTGGCGATTGCGCATCGCGCTTGTACTGCATCAGTTCCACGTCATCAACGCGAACTTCCCAGCGCTTGATGCTCTGGCCGTCATTCTGATAGCTGCGCGTGTGAATGCGACCGATAAGCGAAATCTTGGTGCCCTTGCGAAGCCACGGCGCGAGCGCTTCGGCGCGCTTTCCGAACATGACGCAATCAGGCCAGTTGGTGTATTCGCCCCATGTCCCGTCGCCGTTCGGCGTGCGCTCGTTGACAGCAAGAGAGAACGAAACGACAGGGTTTCCGCTCTTCGTATAGCGCAGCTCGGCATCTGCGCCGAGATTGCCCGAAAGCGTGATCTTGTTTAGACTCATACCTCATCGCCGCCCATCTTGCGCATTTGCTGCACGATATGAAGGCTGAGCGTCATAACACCCTTGATGCAGTCTTCTTTGCTTACCATCTGCTCACCTTGCAGAGTGTCGCAGCAGCAGCACGAGCCATACGAAACGCGAACGTACCAGTATCATCTTCGTAACCTTCCTTCTCGTAAGTGATGTATTCGGTGCCGTGCGTCAGC